GCCGAGCATCAGGAGATATGACATTGAACATTACACGCAGGGTTTCCGTATACCGGGAACCACCGCGAGCCCATTTTTCATAAAATTTTTGAATTTGGAAAGCTTGACGCAGATCGTTAATTGTGATCGCTGAAACGCCAGACAAATCAGCATATGGCGTTACACCGGAAGAATTTTTCAAAATACCATTAGGTAAATAAAAACCGTCACCGCGAATAGCACGTGTAGGATTAATATTATCGCCATTAGATTGGTCTTGATTACCAATATTTGCCCAACGACCTGATTGGTTTGTCTCCTGCATAATAGGAATCATCATGGCAGTAGAAAACATTTCGCGATTAGTAAAAACCTGCAAACCAATATTATCTTGAACATCAGTAGGATTACCGAAAACTGCTTGAGAGCCTGAATAGGTATTATTAGAAGAAAAATTCCAACGTGAATCATCTCCAAAACCGACAATAGGAGCATTACCAGTCAAACCAACATCAACACTCGGGCCTTTCTGAGGCCAAGGCAAGGCACTAGTGAAATAATCATGACGCTTAGCCCTTTTACGCAGTGTGTAGTTAGAAATCGGATCAGGACCATCATTAGTTAAAACAGGAATCGAATCGATGAGATTCTCATCACGGAACCATTCGTTATAAATGAGGTTATATGCTCTAAAGGGAAGAGCATTGATAGGAGTATTTGCGGGGTCTAATGAAACACCAGTAGGCAAACCCATGTAATCAAAAATGGTGCCATTAGCAAAAGTATTCGTTCCGGAAAGGGAAGGAATCAAGAAATCCGTAGAGTCTCCAGGATTTTTCTGTTCACCGCAAAATCTCTGCCAGTTATCCCAGACAAGACGGGACGGGACAAAGAAAAAGAAAGTGTCCATAAACACGTTGTCCATAAACGGAGCAATAAGCGTATTCATTCGGACAAACGCATTAACGCGGAGCTTAAATGTATCTCCGGGAAGAACTTCATCTACAAAGAAAGGAATGAGATAACCGGAATCCAATGTAGTTTTATAGTCATGAGAACGATCGAATACAGAACGCTGAATTGGTGAGTTAGGAATCTGAGAAAAATGATTCGATCTTTGACGTCTGCGAGCACTATTTTTTGACATTTTTTTTAGTCCTTAAAAATGAGAAAAAAGTTAGAAATTTCACCAAGTCGAAAAATCACTTGGTGTCACGTGGCACAGTTACAACAAGTAGGGCACTGTGCCACGTTAGGGTTAAGCATTTGATTTTTCAGAAGAAACAGCCTTTTCAGGCTCTTTTCCAGCAAAAAGATCACTACCTTGACTTGGCTGGGGGGCCTTTTCGGAAATATCCCCGCTAAAAGCGGGTTGTTTTTCACCCTCCTGCTCAGCAGGGAGGGGTGCAAGGACTCCGATCTCTCGGAGGTAGTCCGCATTCCGCGGGTCAGAAACGACCTCAGCAAACTGCATCGGGTCATTGTTGAATTCGAGTCTAACATCTGAGGGTAAACCCTCAAAATACTCTTTGACTTTAATTTGTGCATTTTGTGCACATACGAAATCTGGTATCTGAGTCGTATCCAGATACTGGCTTGCGCCAGCAGCAATAAACGGATTGACGCCCATCATGTTGTACTTACGAATGATCGTATCAGTCTGACAGGCATCTGCAAACTGCTCCTGGACTTTGGAATCCTGATCGGATTTCCAACCGAGAACCTTCGGGGGATTGTATTTAGTAAAGAATTTAGGCATTAAGCACCTCACTAGAAAAAAGCCGTCAAGCTGGATAGAGAAAAACTTGACGGCCGACCTCAGAAAAAGGGAACTCTCAAATTGTACTGAAACTATTCAGCTGAGAAAAGATCTACCGCCTTAAAAAGACAAATTGGAGCTGATTGTTCTTCAGTACTACGGAAAACTAATCCAGTTTCATCATCCATAGAACAAATCAAATGCAACTCATAATCCTGAGGGCAGGCGGAAATTTGAGCATTTTGCTTCGCACCAAGCTTGAAATTACGAATCGCAGAATCCGTATTTACTTCGGTCATAACAGGTGAATAAAGACCGGCAACTTTGTCATAAACAGAAACTAAAACTTTATTAGACATTTTCTAAATACTCCGTAATTTGAGCCTCAAAAGGTCGAAGTAAGCGCTCGGCTCTTAAGCGTTTTACTTCCTCTCTGACCAATAATCTACTCTTTTGGGCGTCTGGTGTCAAGCGGTAATCTTGTGCGCTAAGTATTCGTTTTTGCTTAACAATTTCAAAAACATCAGGGTGTTCCCTTAAGAGTAAACGATCATAGTATCTGGGAATCTTAAATTTCTTGTTATTAATCAAACAACAATCAATTTTGTAGAAATCTCTCCAATACTTCTGAAAATAATCATGACCGATTCCGGGTTTGGTACTCCATCTGGAGAACTCCTTAACTCGGCAATCAACCTCTCCAGTAACTTTGTCGAATTTCTCATAAACCTGTTTTCCATCTCCGAGAATCTTTTTAGTTACATAGCGGGCAACATAAGCACATGTTTGGAAAGAGACTGGATTAAGAGTATGAAAACCAAAAGGCCAGCATTCACTAATAACGTTAGATATATAAGTAGGGAATCCAGTGTGCGTAGTGCCAATTTGCTGGAGTTCAATAGCAGGTAAATTAAACAGAATAGCGTGATAATGGGGACGACCGAAAGTACTGCCGTACTCGCCACATGCCATGTAGCGAAGACTAACGCCTCGCTTTCTAAGTCGTTTCCAAAACAACGTGAGATCCCGAGGAATAAGAGACCCAAAAGGAGGCAAATCCTCCGGACTATACGTGAGGGTAAGAAAATAATTTCGATCATATAACAAACTCTCATGATGAGCTCGCACGGCAGAATCCAGCGAGCGATCTAAACGGCAACCAATACACTGTCCGCACGGAATTTGAAACTCTCCAAGTTCCGGATCAGCGTCAGCATATTTAAACGTAATCGCAGGAGTACCAAGCTTAGTTTTTAACGTCCTGCTCCAATATGCAGTAATTGGATGATAACAAGTCATAAAAAAAAGGCGCCACTTTAATGACGCCTTCCGTTCCACGTGGAACCTCAAATCCTGAATCCGCCTCTCATCGGTCTCGCACGGAGGTTACGACGGCGAACCTTAAGTCCTTTACGGAAAAAACGGCGGGAAGTTCTGCGGGATAGACGACGACGTCTCATAGTTTTCCTCTAAAAAGTTGATAAAGATACAAGAGCATTTTACCCAATTGGTTAAAAAGGTTAAAGAATTGATCTAACCAATTATCCGTAATTTTCATAAATCCTCCTATAAGCTCCAAAAACGCTCTATAAGCGATATTTTTATTGACGACGACCTACACCATTAATGAATACCTCATAGCGCTGTCTGCGAGCAGGAGACGCGTTAGAAGGCAATCCATAATTACGATCAAAAAGGTCTTCGACCAGCTGTTTACCTGAATTGATGTATTTAAAGAAAGAAGGCTGATTATTCGGATAGGCAAGCTCATTAGATGAACGAGTATTTGCAAGGCCGGCCTCAGCATTAGAACGACGGGCTGATGCAATACCTACCATGCGTCCAGTTTCTGCATTCATTATCGAAGCCTGAGCTTCCGCTAAATTTTTAGCCGATGTGGTTTCACCAATCATCGCGTTAATCCTGTTCGCCTCTCTAGCTGCTCCAGCGGCAGATTGTTGAGAAGAGGTTTCGGGAATTGCACCGTTGGGAATCGCGCTGGCGACACTGCCGGCAGAATTAGCCGAAAGAATCGGATTTAAACCAGCCTGACGCAAATCACCTACCTCGAGAGTATGGCGATTACTCATTTTGCGGGACCAATATTGATAATCCAATTCGGATTTAAATTGGTCATACGCCATTTGGTTTTTAAGAGACGTATTGTTAAAACTGTCGTAGAGACCTTTGGCAGAGCCTACAAGGCCCATTCCAGTACCTAAAGCACTACCTATAGAGCCAAGGCCAGAACCGAGCGTAGCACCTGTTATGGTGCCTCCTATAGCGTCTCCAAACAGACCGCCGATAGCTCCTCCAACAGAACCAAGAAAATTACCTAACGACATAATGTAGTCCTTTTCACATTTTTAGATCGACGGGTTATTTCCGTGTTTACCATCGCCCCGCTTGCCTCTTGCGGGCGTCGGCTCGGTAAAAACAGAATAACCCGTCTCTTTAGAGATTAGAAGTGATCGACGAGTCCGGGCACGGAGTAGACCGGCATGGGTCGAGAGGTCTTCAAATCAAACCAGAAATCCGCAAAGAACTGAGGTTCATTCTGAACAGCAATCACACGATTAATCGGGGGATTTTCCTCTATAAAGTCCTGATTAAGTTTAGGCAATGCGTCGAACTTCTGCGCTAAATGCCAAACATCAAGCGTCTGAGCATCAGTAGAACGAAGCTTGCCAGTAATCATGGACGGTTTGTATCGATACTCTGCATAGCGTTCCTGATAACCGAAAACGCCGTTGTCATCGGCTGTACCTTGGGTATAAATCTCTTTGTTATAAACAACCTGCTCACCAAGGTGCGCTAGAGTGGGCCAGTAGAAATCAAACAACTGGCGACGAGACCACATACGGTTTAATCCCTGCTGATAAGTAATATCAGCGCGGAGACAGACAAGACCAATAACGTAACCGTGCTCAACAAACGATTTGTTGAATCCATGGGCAGAATCACCAAGAACGCCGAAAGCTGACAAATTAGACTGAGGAGACACAGAATCGGTGCTACTAGTCTGAGCCGTCGGTACGACGTTGACACGAGAATGAGTACCACCAAGGTACTCAGGGCGCTGCAGCCGAGCATCAGGAGATATGACATTGAACATTACACGCAGGGTTTCCGTATACCGAGAACCACCACGAGCCCATTTTTCATAAAATTTTTGGATTTGGAATGCTTGACGAAGATCATTAATAGTGATAGCAGAAACGCCGGAAAGATCAGCATATAAATTTGCATCACCATAAGGTTCGAGTTTTCCGTCTTGGAAGATAAAAGAACCTTGACCGGAACCAGGAGTACCAGTAATACCAATAGCAGAAACATATTGCTCACTGCCCTCAACATTATTACGGTCATCAGAAGTCATATGACGAGGGTTACCAATAGCGTTATTGCCTATACCACCGAGCCAAGAACCTGTTCCAAGTGAACCAGCTTGGCCATCAGTTGAATAACTAACTTTGCCAAAGAAACCGGCAAGATAATCAGATTCAATACCAGTCTGATTACGGGATTTATAAGTAAAAGAAGTATCAGCCCAACCAGATATTGGAGCATTACCAGTTAAACCAACATCAACAGACGGGCCTTTCTGAGGCCACGGCAAAGCGCTCGTGAAATAATCATGGCGCTTGGCACGTTTCCTCAATGAATAATTAGAAACCGGGTCAGGACCATCGGTAGTTAAAACTGGAATCGAATCAATTAAATTCTCATCTCGGAACCATTCGTTATAAATAAGGTTATAAGCTCTAAAGGGAAGAGCATTGATAGGAGTATTT